CGTCATCTTCCTAAAGATGGAACTGACACCGGAACAACTTCTTCATTAGAAGGAAAAGCAAAACAGGGAAAGATTGAAGACGTTGCAAAGCGTACAATGCAGAATAATTCATATGAGCCAGAAGGTGAAGAGCTTGATGAAGCAAGAACCAAAAAGAGTTCAACTGAAGTCAAACCTGTAAATCCTAAAGACCTCTTAGTGCCTTTAGCTAGCGTTTCAACAAAACCTCCTCGCGGTCATAAACAATATAACCCAAGATCAGATTTTCCTGGCGTCAAAGTTTTGAAAAATTCTTATGAGCCAGAAGGTGATCAGTTTAATGAACTGGTTCTCAATCCATTCCTTAGAGGTCTCTTAGAAGCAACATGTAAAGAATGTGGCAAGACTTATAAAAAGGGTGGTTCATGCTCATGCTGCATGAAAGAAGACTCACAGATTGATGAAGTATTAACTCCTTCAAAGCGTAGACAAATGGCTTTAGCTGCTCATTATGCCGCTAAACGAGGTAAGTAATCATGGCAACAGTTATCAATAGAAATGGTCTATCAGCCGTAATTCATGTTACGGCTAATTCAACTGTAGTGATTGCTGGTAACTCATCAGTCAGTAATATTGCTTCTGGCAACAGCACAGTATATGAAACGCTTACTGGTGGTAACATTACTCAGATCTGGTGGGGTGCTCCTGCTGGATACTGGACTGTAAAGCGCGGTGCAAACACAGTACTTGTTCTTTCTGAATCAGGTTATTTGGATTTTGCCGGTTGTGGTTCTTCACTTATGATTGATGCAACGGCCAACGTTGTTGCTAACCTTGTGACTTCAGCCACTGGTTTCTTAATGATTGAAGTACAAAAGACACCAACTAGCACAGGTTATACTGCTTAAGGAACAAAAATGAAACTTATATGCGAGCAAATAGAAAACGTACGTTACGTTACAGAAGCTAAAGAATCTGGTAAGAAAGATTACTTTATTGAAGGCGTATTCATGCAAGCCGATCTTCAGAATAGAAATGGAAGAGTTTATCCTGTTTCTATTCTAGAAAAAGAATGTGCTCGTTATATGAAAGAAGCAGTTCAACAGAACAGAGCTTATGGCGAGCTTGGTCATCCAAGTGGTCCTTCTATTAATTTAGATCGTGTATCACACATGATCAAAGAACTTCGTCAAGATGGATCCAACTTCATTGGTCGGGCAAAGATTATGGATACTCCTATGGGTAACATAGTAAAGAACCTTATGGATGAAGGCGCTTCTCTTGGTGTTTCTACGCGTGGTATGGGTTCAATCCGCGAAAATAAGCAAGGCTTTATGGAAGTGCAAGATGATTTCCATTTAGCTACTGCTGCAGACATCGTTGCTGATCCTTCTGCACCTGACGCTTTTGTTCGTGGAATCATGGAAGGTGTTGAATGGGTGTGGGATAATGGTCTTCTCAAAGCACAAAAGCTTGAAGAAATGAAAACCACTATTAAGAAAACTTCACGTAAAAAACTTGAAGAAGCAAAGCTTAAAGTATTCAAAAATTTTATTGATGAATTAGTTAAAATATAAGGTTTAATAAATATACTAAAACCTAGTTAAAGGAGTTAATTACAATGAGTCTAAAAGACGTAATTAAAAATGTTCTTCTTGAAGAACTAAATGAAACAGCACCAGTTGGCGGTGGCGCTACTGGCGCTTCGATGGCCGCTGATCCTACCGGCGTTCAAGCTCAAGCCCCTGGCAACAGCAAGAAGCAGGGCGATGCAGCTTCTAAAGCTCTAAGCGATGGTGTTACTGGCATTGAAGACACAGATCCAGAAAACAACGTAAACACCGCTTCAGTTGGCGATGCTGCTAAGAATGCCGCAACAATTGCCGCTAAAGAACATATGGAACTTATGTTTGATGGTGAAGAACTTTCTGAAGAGTTCAAAGATAAAGCTTCAACACTTTTTGAAGCTGCTCTTCACTTAACACTTACTGAAGCTATTCAAGAGCTCGATGCTCTATATGAAGCTAAGCTTGTTGAAGAAGTTCAAGCCCTCGAAGAACAAACAACTCTACAGATTGCAGAACTAGTTGAACAGCTTGATAAGTATCTCAACTACGTTGCAGAAGAGTGGGTTAAGGAAAATGAAATTGCTATTCAGTCTTCACTCCGTTCTGAAGTAACTGAAGATTTCATTAACGGCCTAAAGAACCTATTTGTTGAACATTACATTGACATTCCAGAAGAGAAGGTTGATGTAGTAGAAGAGCTATCAAGCCGTGTTCAGGAACTTGAAGAAGCTCTTAATGAAAAGCTCAATGAAAATATCGAACTAGTTAATCTTTTCAATGAAAAAGTTAGCGATGAGATTTTTTCTGAGGTTGCAGAAGGGTTAGCTGCCACTCAAATTGAGAAGCTAAAGACACTTTCTGAGGGTGTAGAATTTAATGACGTAGATACTTTTAAGAATAAATTGAACGTTATTAAAGAGACATATTTCCCATCAAATACCGTTAGAAAGACTTCACGTCTTCTCGAAGAGTCATTCGATGGCGAAGAGCCAAAGGTAACAACAGGTCCGATGGCTCAGTATATGAACGCCATTGCAAGAACTACTGTTAAGTAAAAAACATTTGTTGTATAAATAAAGAAATAGCAAATAATTAGTTGCTAACAAAGGAGAAAAACCAATGATTCTAACTGAAGAAGCTCAAAGAAAGTGGCAGCCAGTACTAGAGCACCCAGATCTACCAAGGATCACAGATGCTCATCGTCGCGCTGTAACCGCAGTAATCCTAGAAAACACAGAACAAGCTCTCCGTGAAACCGGTCGTCAGCTTGGTGGTCAGCGTCTTCTAGGCGAAGCAACACATGCCAACCAAACTGGTGCTGACATCGACAACTTCGATCCAGTGCTTATTTCACTAGTTCGTCGTTCCATGCCAAACCTAATTGCCTATGACATCTGCGGCGTTCAGCCAATGACTGGTCCAACAGGCCTAATCTTTGCAATGCGTGCTAAGTACAGCAACTCCTCAAACTCCGGCGTAGAAGCATTCTACAACGAAGCCAATACGGGTTTTGCCACACTTACAGCTGGTTCTAACACAATCGGTCAGCAGCATGTTGGTACAGTTCCTGGTAACACATCAGTTACTGCTAACCTTGCTTATGGCAACGCCTATAACTATGGCACCGGCATGGCAACAGCCAATGCTGAAGCCCTAGGTATTTCCGGTGGCACATCTTTCCCAGAAATGGCTTTCTCCATTGAGAAGGTTACAGTTACTGCTAAGACACGTGCTCTAAAGGCTGAGTACACGATGGAACTAGCTCAGGACCTAAAAGCAATTCATGGTCTTGATGCTGAAACCGAACTAAGCAACATTCTTTCAGCTGAAATTCTTGCTGAAATCAATCGCGAAGTAGTTCGTACCATCAACCTATCTGCTGCTCGTGGTGCCAACACTGGTACAACAACACAGGGTATCTTCGACCTTGATACTGACTCCAACGGTCGTTGGTCAGTTGAAAAGTTCAAGGGCCTCATGTTCCAGGTTGAACGTGAATGTAATCAAATTGCAAAAGATACACGTCGGGGCAAGGGCAACCTAATCGTCTGCTCTTCTGACGTAGCTTCTGCTCTTCAGATGGCCGGCGTTCTCGATTATGCTCCTGCTCTAAACAGCAACCAGCTTAATGTCGATGACACAGGCAACACTTTCGCTGGTGTTCTAAATGGTCGCATTCGTGTATACGTTGATCCATATACCACTGGTAACTATCTAACAGTTGGTTATAAGGGTTCAAGTGCATTCGATGCCGGTATCTTCTATTGCCCATACGTTCCTCTCCAGATGGTTCGTGCAGTAGACCAGGGTTCATTCCAGCCAAAGATTGGCTTCAAGACCCGTTATGGTATCGTAGCCAACCCATTTGCACAGGGAACAACTGCTGGCCTAGGTGCCATTGCTGAAGATGTTAACCTATACTATCGCAGAGTGCTAGTTACCAACCTAATGTAAGATTAGGTACTTGTAACGTAAGAAGGGGACGCAAGTCCCCTTCTTTTTATAATAAGAATAAATCTTCTATGTTATTAGGGAGAACGCAATGTTCTCCTTTGTTTTATAAATATTGAAAAAGGAGAATCATTATGTCAGCGACTGATAATCAACCAGCAAACAAGAATTTCCTGTCTCCATTTGGTTATAAGTTTTCCGTTAAGAAGACTCCAAATATGAATTGGTTTATTCAATCGATAAACATTCCAACCGTTTCTATTGCTAGAACAGATGTATCAAACCCATTTGTTGTGTTTCCTGTAGGCGGTGACCATCTTCGGTTTGATAATATATCTCTCACGTTTAGAGTTGATGAAGATTTAGCTAACTATAGAGAGATCTATAATTGGTTAACTGCAATAGGTTTTCCTGATACGTTTGACCAATATAAAGATTTGGCTAATAAGACCTTTGGTGGTAACTCAGGTAATGCTTTACCTGGGTCTGGTAATGCACTGTATTCTGATGCCACCTTAACAATACTCACTTCCGCAATGAATCCACACCTTGAAGTTACCTTCATAGACCTTTTCCCAATAGGGTTATCTGCACTTCAGTTTGATTCACGACTAACCGACATGCAATATGTTGAAGCCACCGCTACATTTGCCTGCAGA